AGCTGAAGCAGGGGGATGTGCAGTTCACCGCTGAGAACCTGCACAAGGAGATCAAGTTCTGGAATGGTGCGGCCTGGGTTGAGAGCCTGAGCGAGGACACGATCAAGCAGTGGATTGCCGCCGGTTCACTCTTCCGCAGCACCCTGCAGCAGCCTGGAATCAGCGCCCTGCCAGCGCCTGCTGCCGTCAACCGTGGCTACTACTGGACCTGGGCAGGAGCATCGGGCTACGTCGTCACAGCAGGTGACACCCCACTAGCGCCAGCGCTCGTTGGCAGCGTCCTGAACCCAGGCGACTGGATCCAAAGTGACGGATCCAAGTACGTCCACGTCAGCGGCGACCTGCTCTCCAAGCAGCGTTGGCTGAGTCTGGGGGGCTTCCAGCCCTGGACCGATACCAGCTGGGAATCAGGCTCGATTGTCAGCCACAACCAAGCCTTCTGGCGAGCTACTTCCAACGTCGTCGCGGGTGATGAGGAGCCTGGGGCAACAACTCCTGGTGGGGGTACGCCAACTGATGGCACGGCCCTCCGGTTCTCCATGCCAGATGGCCTGGCAGATGGCACCACAATCCACTTCGTTCTGACCCCAACAGGTGGAGGGGCTCCTGTCAGCTTCAACTACACCACCGTTGCGGGCGATGCAGTCGCATCACGCCTGGCTACCAATGTCCAGGCAGCAATGCTGGGCAACACGGCGCTGACTGCCTTTGGCGCACCGACCCTGACAGCTGGCTTCAGTGTCACCGTCACCCGCGCTGCCGGAACATTCAGAGCAACAGCCGATAGCGGCGTCACTGTTGATGTCATGGCTGGAGCCGTGACTGCCGCCAACAAATGGGTGGACATCACTCCGCATCCGAGCATCCGGCTGGAGGAGCTGAGCAATGTTGAGACCCTGCCACCTGGCAGCTATGGGGAGACACGGTTCCTGACCTGGGATCCGATTGGTGATCAGTGGGTGGCCAGCACCACGATTGAGGACGTGGCTGGCATCACCTTCGACGGCCACCCCGGCCAGGTGATCGAGGAGTTTGTCAGCGACATCAACACCGCCACCAACGACATCTCCGCTGTCCCATCAGTGGAGGCGGTCAAGAACTACATCGCCGGCCTGAGCCTTGAAAGCCTTGGCGATTGCAACGAACTAGCCACCGCAACGGATGGGCAGGTGCCTGTCTGGAATGACACCCTGGCGAGGTGGGAGCCCAAGACACTCACCAGCCCCATCATCTTCCTGGGCACTGGCGCATGGGATGCCAGCAAGGTTGCCAGCAGGGCCGACAACTACGGCATGGGTTCCGATACCCAGCCTGACCCCAAGGTCTGGGCACCAGTGCCGGGTGATCAGTACATCAACATCACAACCGGCGACATCACGGTGTTCACAGCACCGGGGAGTCCGCCACCCCCTGCACCTGGCGATGGCGTGCATCGAACCGCTGGTGCCATCGGCGGTGGGTTGGCCTTCAAGGATCTGGTGCCAACTGGCCTCAAAGACCTTGGCGATGTCACCATCACCACTCCAGTCACGAATCAGCTGCTACGGTTCAACACTGATCACTGGGAAAACTGGACGGCTGATTACTACAACGCCGCCACGGCCTACAGCAAGGTTGAGGTCGACACCAAGCTCGCCACCCTCACCACCACGTTGGAACATGAGGAGTCGGTCATGGCGATTGCCAATGATCCTCCTGCTGTACCAACACTCAACGACCTCTACATCACGGGCACAGTCCCGACTGGGTTATGGGCTGGGCACGCAGGAAAGCTGGCTCGCTGGGATGGCACAGCCTGGCAGTTCGCTGATCCCCGCACTAACGAGACACACCTCGTTGAAGATGTCGCTGAGACGTGGCACTGGAATGGAACGGCATGGGTGAAGGTGGCAGTAGCCACAACAGCAACAGCTGTTTCCACTACTCCTGTTGGAACAATCATTCAGTCGGTGCTGACCCCTCAGCAGTTCCAGACTGCAATGGGCGCCGATGGCAGCAAGTGGCGTCTTGCTGCTGGTGGTGATTGCACGGGTACTGCCTACGCAACTCTCACTGGTGCCACAACACTGCCTGACCTGCGGGGCTCCTTCCTGCGGATGGCTGGGCAGAGCCTGTCTGGTTGGGACGGCGGTGCGCTCAACGGATTTACTGAGGACAGCACTGCACGTCCAAAGAACGCCTTCACTGGTTCAACCGACTCCGCCGGAGGCCATACGCACAACCTGTGGTCAAGGCGGATGAGCGCTTACTCGGGTGCTGGCTATTACCCCGCTGCTCAAACAGTTGGCGAAGGTATCTCGGCAGGGGGTGTGGCAGACGTTTCTGGGCGGTGGATGGATAGCGATGGCGCTCACACCCACACCGTTCAAATCACAGGCGGCGGTGATGCTGAAACCAAGCCCAAGTCCTACGCCGTCAACTACTTCATCAAGGTGAACTGATGACACCTCGTTGGCTCACAAGCAGCATCGTGTTGGTGGTTGCCACCACTGCGGTGCTGTCTGTGGGTTGGAGTGCAGCCTGCACCTTTTACATCGGACCACGGATGTTTGATGCCGCCATGCAGGGCAAGTTGCAACATGAGCCTGCTGTCTGTGAAGACGCGGAGAACCGTGCCCTGCAGGTGCTCACGGCATTGCTAGCCACGTTGATTGGCTTGCGCAGTAACCCACCTGAATGACGAGCCCTAGAGAGTCACTGATCGCCAAGGAACATGCAGCAGGTGCCGCTGCACTGCTCACTGCTGTCAGTGGCTTGTTGGCTTGGATGATCAGTGCTGGCGTTCAACTGGACGGCAGGATCGACAAGCTCGAACAGGCGACACGAATCCTGCTGGGACCTGACGGCAAGATCATTCCTGCGCCTGAATCAGTGGAAGCAAAGTTCCACGCTCAGGCATTGGAACGTGAGATCACCACGTTGAGAGACCGGGTGAAGGAGCTGGAGACGAGGGCGTTCAGGTGACCATCCGTGTTTGGAAGTTCGGGTCCGACTCATCGAGGTGAACCTCAGGGCCGAACCCGGTAGCTGCTAGCTCAGGGCTGATTCCTTCCTGTTGCAGCTTGGGTCTCTCGGCTGTGACCTCTGCAATCCAGGCATCGAACTTGGCCCTGGAATCGGTCTTCACCGGAAGGCTGAGGAACTTCCGCAACAGCTTCACGTCACGGAAGAACATCGAGCAGCCATTGCGATAGGCCACGTAGTAGCGGCCATTCCAGTCAGGGCCTGTCTCGATGAGCATCCCGCCGCCGAGGTCGAGCTTGGCTCGCTTCATCGGTGCTCCTGCATGATGCGGACCAGCTTCTGCGGGTAGGAGCTGTCGGTGGCGTAACCCTGGCGCTTGAGGTCATACGCCGCGTCCTCAGCCGTGCGGCAGTGGTTCACCCCCTGGTAGCCCTTGTAATCCAGATACCAGCGGGACACGAGGTAGTTCACCGAGTCCTTGAGGGTGGGGAAGTCGATGAAGCCAGCGGTGATGGTGACCATCTGGCCGTTCACCTCTTCCTGGGTGACGTGCTGCGAGCCGCTGCCCTTGATGCCGAAGAAGTTGTTCTTGCCGCTGACAGCCGTGCCGTGGGCGGATTCCAGGGACCACTGAGCAGCAACCAGCTCTGGGAACTTGGCACCGCAAGCCTGCGCTGCTGCCTTCACCCCATCCCAGGTGTTCGGGTAATCGGCTGGTGCAGGGGGCCGCTCATGGAAAGCCTGCGTCCACGCTGCTGATTCGGTCAGCAACGAGGGGTCGGATTCCAGGATGTGCTGCCGGAGGATCTCGATGGCCTTGAGCTGCTGCGGTTCGCCACGGAAGAACTTCCAGAACTCGGCCCAGCGCTCAGCGGAGAAGGTGATGTCGCTCATCATTGGCCTGTTGTAGCCCACCGGTGCACAGAAAGTATTAGGGATAACTGCATCGTTTGGTTACAGTTAGTCCATAAATTGCTGGAGGTCTCCATGACCACGGCGCAAAGAGAGATCAGGGAGATCAAGAAGGAGCTAGCGGAATCAGGAGCCGACCCGTTTGAGGTGGCCGCTGAAGCGCTTGCATCCGCCCGTCGCTACCGCCAACAGCTGGATGAGTTGAAGGCTGTAATGTTCCTGCGTCCACCGGATGCCAATTTCTGCTGGTTCAACCCCGCAGACTGCGGCAGTCGGCAGAGCACGGGATCCTTCTAATCCCTTGCAGGACAAGGCGGGACCATGGCGGAATGGCAGACGCAGCGGACTTAAAAAGCGCGTTTGATCCATTCACCTGTGCATAGCAGTTGCGCTGGAATGGTTTGAAGCCTTTCCAGCGTTGCTGGCAAAGATGTGCACTGGTGGGGTGGAATTACTGCTGAAAGCAGCCAACTCTGCACGGTGAAACCCGAAAACGCGCCTTCCACACCGGTGGATGAACTGCAGCTGCAGAGGCTCAGGAGGGAGGTCAGGCGGGCCAAGGAGCGTGCTGAGGCCATGCAGCGCAACCTCAGGGATAAGGGCCGAGAAGGTTCCACGGGTTACGGGGCTGCCCTGTTTGAGCTGTATGGCGAAAGCGTCGGGGTTGCGATTGATGCGCTGCTCACAGATCTGCTGGAGAACCCCACCCGTGCGGGGAAGCACTTCAGCGCTTGGCCGCTACTACTGCACTTCTGTGATCGCGGCCCACGGTCCATTGCGGCGATAGCTCTTGGTGTGGTGATTGATGGGATCTCAACCACCCCACAGCGACCGATTCTGGCTAAGCGCATTGGTCGCGCTTTGCAGGATGAACTGAAGGCCATCCGCCTACGGAGGGGTCGCGGCGCGGTGCTCGCTGAGATGGTCAAGAAGGAGTACGGCAAGCGTGCGGTTTCAACCCGAGTGTTGGGTCAGTTGCATGTGGACCCATCGGGTTGGACGGTGCAGGACCGCCGTGAGCTGGGTCAGTTGCTGCTGGAGGTGATCGCTGCCAACACCAACTTGATCACCTTCAGTGATGAGCGGATCCCACGGGTGCTGCCTACTGAGGACGTGCTTGAGGTGGTGCGCCTCAACCCGCCGCGACCACTGCCGGTACGGATGCTGCCGTCGATCGTGCCGCCTGAACCCTGGTGCGACGTGAGGCGTGACGGCAAGGCGCTGGTTTCCAGCCGCCGGCCGATGGATCTGTCCCACATCACGGCCAAGAGCTGCGCCACTCAGTTGGAGGTGGTGAATTACGTGGAACAGCAGCAGCTGCAGATCGACCCCTGGATGGTGGCGGTGCAGCGTGAGGCATGGGACTGCAACCTGCCTGGTCTGTTTTCAGTGCAGCGTGACCCACAGGAACGGTGGCTAGCGACGCAGCAGGCGCCAGAGCGTGCACGGATCGAGGAGTCACTGCGGCAGTTCACCGAGGTGCAGGGCTATCCGATCTGGCTGGAGCATGACTTTGACTTCCGTGGCCGGCTGTATTGCTCAAGCCGCATTGCTGGTCACCAGGGTCCTGATCATCAGAAGGCCCTGATCTCGTTTGCGCAAAAGGAAGCGGTTGACGATGATGCGTTCAACCAGATGCTGTCGGCCGCCGCTGGGCACTACGGGTTAGGCCACTGCACCTGGGACGAGAGAGTGGAGTGGGGTAGGGACCACCTCTCTCGTCTGCAAGCAATTTCGGCGCAGCCGTTGGATCGCTTGGATCTCTGGAAGAGCGCCAAGGATCCCTGGCAGTTCCTCCAGATCGCACGCGCCATCTCGGATGTGGTGGCTGGCGACCTCTACAGCGGGGTGCCGATTCGCTTTGACCAGACCGCAAGCGGGATGGGGGTCATCGGTGCGCTGTGCCGTGACCGTCAGCTGGCGCTGCACACCAACATCATCGGGGATCGACGTTCTGATCTCTATGCCTACATCTCAGGCTGCCTGCTGAATCTCCTCCAGGCGGATCTGGATTCGTTCGACCCGCGTGATCAACGTCTCGCTGAGATGTGGTTGCAGTACCCGATCGGCCGTGACCTCGCCAAAGGGCCAACCATGACGACGATCTATGGCGCTCGTCATTTCGGAATCGTTGAACAACTGATCGACTGGTTACGGCAGAAGAAGCCTGACGTACCGGTTGAGCGCTGGGCAAGGGAGTACACGCTTCCTGCGCAGTACCTGGCGCACAAGCTGAACATTGCGATTGGGGCTGAGCTGAAGAGCTGCGTTGAGCTGGAGAAGTGGCTCAGGAAAGTCAGCGCTTTATGCGTGAAGAAGCAGAAGCGGATTGAGTGGACCAGTCCACTGGGGTTCCCGATCGCGCTTGGTAATGAGCTGGAACGTCAGCAGAAGGTGCGCACGGACCTTCATGGTGCACGGCGCTGGCAGCAGGCTGATGCCGGCTGGGAGCCGGGTGAGCTGAGCGCTCGCGCAACCAATCGCGGCATCACCGCCAACACGATCCACACCTTTGATGCCGCCCACTGTCAGGCAGTGGTCCTCAGATGTGCACAGATCGAAACTCCGGTACTGACCAACCACGACTGCTTCGCCACGATCCCCGCCAGGGCGGACTGGTTGCACCATGCGTTGCTGCATGAGCTGTCGGCTCTGTATCGGCAGGACTGGCTGGCTGAGATGCGGGTAGAAATTGGCAAGAGGGCAGGCGTACACCTACCGCACCCACCGATGGTTGGAGATCTTTGCGAAGGTGAAATCGGCCAGAACCCCTACTGCTTCAGTTGATCTCAGATTGAACCCAATCGGACTCCTCCTAGGGGTCTTGCGCGGCCACACCTACGCCACTACGGTCGCGCTGTTCCCCACCTGTGCAGAACACATGGCACGCGAGCTGATCGTCTCCCCACGGGGTGAGGCGCTCTGGGCAAAGATCCTTGGCGAACCCACCGCCTATGAGGACAACCCCAAAGCGTGGTCCGTCTCCCTGCTCCTTGATCCCCAGGATCCCGAGACGATTGCCTTCATTGAGCGACTGGAAGCCTCCTTTGAGGAGTTCCATGGCTCCAAGCCCAAGGTCGCCACGCATGGCTGGCCCTTTGCTGAGGAGACCATCAAGGATGAGAAGGGTCGCCCTGTCCCCACCGGCAAGGTCAAGTTCAACTTCAAGCGCAAGCAGGAGACTGCACGCGGCGGCATCAAGGATGGTCCGATCGTCCTGGATTCCAAGAAGAACTACTGGCCCCATGACCAGCTGATCGGCAACGGCAGCAAGATCAAAGTGGCCTTCACCCCCTGGCCCTGGTCTGGCCCCAGCGGCAAGGGAATGAGTCTCGAACTGGAATCAGTCCAGGTCATCGAGCTGGTTGGCTACTCGAAGGAGGCGGTTGAGAGCGTCTTTGGCGAGGAAGAGGGCTACGTGGTGGATACCCCTGCTGCTGCTGTCCCCTTCAACGATGAGCCGACCTTCGCCGAAAAGCTGAAGGCACGCGCTGCTGAGGTGCAAGCCGAAGCCGCTGATGTGCTCGCTGAGGAAGTCCCCTTCTGATGAAGCAGGCGGACTTCGTTCTGCCTGTCAATCTCCAGCCCAAGGCACGTCCGCGCTTCCGCCGGTTTGGCAAGGCCTACACCGATGAGAAGTACCGGGCCTGGATGGAGAACACCGCTTCGATCCTTTCCGAGTGGTGGCCACATCCACCTCTTGAGAAAGGGGAAGTCATCGCTATCCACATGATCTTCCACGGTCCTGGGACCAGCGATCTGGACAACCTTGCCGGTGCCGTCATGGATGCAGGTCAAGGTGTGGTCTGGGCTTCTGATCGAGTGACTGTTATCCGCCGCTTGGAGTTGGAGTGGGTCGGCAGCAAGAAAGCGGATCAATTCATTGTTCTCAAAGTCATCTATCAGTGAACTGTCCCCATTGCAATCACCCTGATTCCAGAGTTAGTGAAACCAGAGCGAACCCTGATCACGATCGCCGTATTCGTATTTGCCGTGGTTGCGGTAAGACGTTCACGACGTTTGAGCGGGTGGCGGTCTACGCAGGCCGAGCGGCTGGATGGTTTGAAAGCTCTGTTGAACCAGAAGCAGAAGGAGATCCAGAACCAGCTGAGGTCAAGCCAGTACGGCGCAAAGCGCTGGAACGGTTTGTCGCGCAGCCGGCTGACCCCCTTCTGGAACCGTTTGAGCCAGAGGTGTGCGAGGCACTTCTCTCCTGGTGGAACGAGAGCCGTCTGAGTAAGCACGGTTCAAAGGCTGCCTGGACTGAGAACGCCTGGAAGCAGAGCATCCTGCGCCTTGCTGCTCTTCCGAACTGGAAGCAGTTGGTCTTGGCGCAGGCCGGTGTTGAACACGGATGGCAGGCACTCAAGCCTGAGTACCTGAAGGATGTGCCACCACCGCCGGCCTCTGGTCTTCAGCCGAAGTCTTCGGCGATGCAAGCCGCCATTGAGCAATGGAATACCAGAGCAGCGGGCTGACGATCGAAACATTCCTGGCGGTAGCTGAGATGGTCGCAGCACAACTGCGCATCAAGGAGGCCGATCGCTGGGCGCCTCAGATCTGTCAGCTCAAATACGTGTCCTTCACCGCTGAGTTTCCAGAGGTGAATGACGCTCAGTTCCTCTGGTCTGCAGAGCAATGGCTGCAGGACACCGGTGGCAAGGACTTCCTCCGCTATCCCACGTGGAAGGAGTTGATGTCGCCGCTGTATCGCAGCGAGAACGGACAGGCCAATCGCAGCTGGGGGTTCAAGGATTCCTTGCCCATTCAGCTGCAGCCTTCAGCGCAACAGCTGGCGGCGTTGCCTCCCTCGCCGCAATCCATTGCTGCATCACCTGACCCGCATAACTCCGGGGCCTATCAGGTGTTCACGACTGAACAATGGCCCGCTCTACCAGCAGCTTCTGAATCAACAGGGCTGACACCACGGCAGTGGGCCGCGTATCTCAAACAACTCGCTGAGGAGGAAACAGATGGAACCTCTGATGACCGAGGCTCAGCTCAGGGGAATCCTTGAACGGGGCTTGGTTACAGGGAAGTGGTCCATCCAACAGTTCAACGCAAAAGCGAAAGATCCCATCCTTCCGAGTCGTGAGTTCCTAGAGGCCAATCCCAAGTTCTTGGACATGTCCTTCCGGGACATGGAGGCATACAGGAAACACAACCATCGAGGGTATCTGTGAACTGGGGGTCGCTTCGCAAGGGGATGACTGTTCGCTTCTACACCGCTTCTGGTTGGAAGAAGGGCACCATCGCCGCCGTCTACGAGAACAGCTGCAGCGTCCTCTGGTACGTGGGCAGCACCGAAAAAATCACGAGGGTCTATGACACACGAAGCATCAAGTTCCAGTGAGCCGCTGCTGGACGTGAGCCACGAGACAATCACGCGCCTGAAGGAGATGGCGATCCGTTCGTACAACGACGCGATGACCAACGGCCAATCAACGGTTGCCTCCTGGTGGGACGGCTACCTGCGGGCCTGTGATCACATTCTCGAAGCTGATGGCCAATAGAACGAGTTTCGGCGGAACGATGGAGGCGTATGAGGGCGCCCCCAATCTCGGCGAGGGGATTAGCCGGCCCGCCGCCAAGGTGCGAACCAGGGAGTTTCGACTCCTGGTGCGCTTTGCCAGGACACAACCGATGCGTGTGGTGATGCAGGCGGAGACCGCCAAGCGAGCACTGCACTACGCCCAGAACCGTTGGCCTGAGGCCTCTATCGAAATCATCAAATGAGCAACCTTCTTGATGCCTGCACTGAGCTGTACTGGTCTTTTGCTGAGTACGGCATTGACGATCGCCGTCGGATGAAGGCGGTGCTTTACCACCTGGCTGAGGAGATCAGAACCTGGGCACCGGATGAAAGCCAGGCCCGGATCTGTTTCCTGATGACCAATGAGATCGCGGATCGGATCAAGCGCGATTGCGAAACACCGGAGAAGAAGGATGGGGATCAAGAGTCCTAACCATCCGCCCTGCCCTGGTTGCGGCAGTGGTGACACCCGCTGTCAGCAGACCTTCCTCAAGCGTGGATTTCGCATGAGGCGTCGCAAATGCTTCTGCTGTGGCCAGATCTTCTACACCGGTCAGCCATTGGAACAGGTGACGCCTTGCCTTGATCCACGCATCCTCCCGCTCTACCCCTATGTCAAAGCTGCTGGTTGATGCCGAGTATTTCCTCTACCGCGCCGCTGCCGGCTCGGAGGTGGAGATCAACTGGCACGGGGATGACTGGACCTACATGTGCCGTCATTCCGACGCGAAGCTCGGCTTCCAAGAGCAGATCGCTCTGGCAATGGAAGCCGTGCCTGCTGCTCAGCCGATGCTGGTCTTCAGCGATAGCAGCACCTTCCGTTATGGGGTGTGGCCGAAGTACAAGGCACAACGCAAGAAGATGCGTCGCCCTGCTGGCTACGGCGCACTGATCGAGTGGGTGTCTACAGCTGCAGCCTCCTGCGGCTGGAACATCGCTCGCCTGCCCGAGGTCGAGGGTGATGACGTGCTCGGCATCCTCTATGAGGAAGGCGACGTGATCTACAGCATGGACAAGGACATGAAGACCCTGCCGGGTCGTCACCTTGTTGATGGTCAGGTCGAGCACATCAGCCTGCGGGAAGCAGATCTCGCCTTCTACACCCAGGTGCTGACCGGTGATTCAGCGGATAACTATCCCGGTTGTCCGAAGTACGGCCCGGTGACAGCTGCCAAGTTATTGGCTGGTTGTCTCACTGAACTGGAGATGTGGAGCAAGGTGCTGGCTGCCTATGAGAAGGCAGGCTTTGATCAGCGCTATGCGATCACACAAGCCCGATGTGCACGAATACTGCGCAGCGGTGAGTATGACCATGAACGGGGAGTTCCGATCCTCTGGAACCCGCCGGTAGCCTGACCATAGAGACCTTCACCGTGACTATGCTTCCGCGCTTATCTGAACAGCTGGTGGCTGCATTGGCTGCTCAGTTTCCTGACCAGGCCCCAGACCTGGACTGGAATGAGAAGCAGGTGTGGTTTAAGGCCGGCCAGGTCTCTGTTGTTCGCTGGCTTGCTTCCAAGCTGGAGGAGCAGGAAGAAGGACCTTTCTCAGTGGAGGAACTCTGATGTGCTTTGGAGGGGGCGGCGGTGGTGGCGCCACCATCACGATGCCTGACACCGGTGCATACGACCGGATGGCGCAATCGCAGATCAGTGCGATGCAGTCCGTTCAGGACAACGCGATCAAGATCAAGCAGAACGAGTTGAACTCTGTTCTCTCTCGTCAGCAAGAGCAGCTCACCCAGCTGCGTGATCTCGAAACCCAGAGGGCCAATGACACCAGCGCTCAGGCCGCACGGCTTGCAGCGTTGATCGGTGCGCCGCCTCCAGAGAAGACAGCAGAGGCTCCGGTCACTGCTGCTGACCAGAACCGCAAGACCTTCAAGGGCAAATCCGCTTTAAGGATCAACCGCCCTGTTGCCACCAGCTCTGGCCAGGGAGCTGGCCTCAACATCACCTAGGAGACCAGCCATGTGTTTCGGAGGATCCCAGCCTCAAGCCCCGCAGATCACCTACCAGGGCCCGAGTGACGCTGACATTGCTGCCAATCAGGCGGCGCTGGATCAGTACAAGACCCAGATGCAGCAGCAGTCAGCAATGTTCAACACCCAACTGCAGCAGCAGATTGATGCCGCCAATGCTGAGACCGCTTCACTGAAGACCAAATACGACACCGAGGCTGCAGCGGCAGCAGCTTCTGCAGCAGCACAGCAGACCGGCGCCTATGCCGCGACAGCTACCCAGTCCGAGGCACCCTCTTCTGCTCAGACCACAGCGGCAACCGTCAAGAAGGAGAAGCCCAAGAGCAACCTGCGCATCAGCACAGCTGCACTGCCTAGCGGTGCTGGCACCGGTCTCAACATCGGAGTCTGATCATGTGCACCGGATCGACCAAGCAGGGGCCATCTGCTTCGTACACGCCGCCTCTCGTCAAGCAGCTGTACGACAACCCCAATCCCACCTTCAACTTCGGTGGGGTTGATGACCTTGGCCTGCGCATCCAGTCCGAGCAAGGCCGTGAGTATCTGAGCCGGATCGAGCGCAATGACGCTAATGCCAATGAGATCAGGTTTCGGGAGGCGCAGCTGAAGGCGATTGCTGATGAGCAGTACCGCCGTGACACGCCTCGTCGCTTGGCAGCAGAGCGCAGTGCGCTGGCCGCTCAGCAGCAGGCAGAGATGATCAGCTACCAGAACCGCATGGCTGAGCAGCAGGCTCAGCAGAAGGTTCAGACCGAAGAGCTGCGTGCTCAACAGGCTGAGCGTGTTGCCGGCATCCGCTCTCGCGGACAGGCCGTCTCTCAGTCCCTGCAGATCCTGGCCCAAGCAGGAGGTCAGGCCCCTACAGCTTCGACATCCAAGCCGACTGCTGGTCGCGCCGGTGCTCGCAGCACTACTGCCTCTCTTCGGATGGGCACCACTGGTTCCAGAGCCGGCAGCGGCTCCAATCTCGCGGTGTAAGCAATGGCCTCAGCACAGAAGCGTTATGACCAGCTGCGGACCGACCGCGATTACTACCTGGAGCGAGCGCGTGATGCAGCACGTCTCACGATTCCATACCTGATCCCACGCAGTAACGAACCTGTACGGGAGAACAAGGACGTTCACCTTCTGCCGTGGAACGGTATTGGGGCTCGCGGTGTTCACAATCTGGCTTCTCGTCTTCTTCTTGCTCTTCTCCCTCCTACGGAGAGCTTCTTCCGCTTCACCGTGGATGAGGTGGCCATGCAGCAAGAAGAGCTGCGTCTATCGCAGTCGGGTGCTTCAGAAGATCAGATCGCAGAGATGAAGTCTGAGATCGAGCTGGCTCTCAACCGGCTTGAGCTTTCGGTGTTGCGCAGCATTGAAACCAGCAATGACCGTGTGGCTGTGCATGAGGCACTGGTTCACCTGATCGTTGCTGGCAACTGCTTGCTCTACGTCTCGGAAGACGGGTTGCAATGTTTCCACCTCAACCGCTACGTGCTGTTGCGTGACCCCATGGGTAATCCCATGGAGGCTGTGGTGTGTGAAGAACTTGCCTTCAGTGCACTGCCTCTGCCGTTGCAGAAGCAACTGCTTGAACAAGAGGAAGACCTCAAGGGAATCCTTGATGACGAGGATCTAACGGGTAGCAAGAAGGAGAAGCCAGTCAGGATCTACACCCACGTGATCTGGGCTGATGGTCGTGTCCGCTGGCATCAGGAGGTGAAGGGTCATGAGATCGAAGGCAGTCATGGCTCTTCACCCATGGAGTCCTCTCCTTGGTTGCCACTGCGCATGATCCGACAGGACAGCAGTAGCTATGGCCCTGGTTACATCGAGTCGGCTTGCATCGCTGACCTGCAAACCGCTGAGGCATTGAGCCGTGCGGTCTGTGAAGGCGCACTGATCTCCGCCCAGGTGAAGCATCTGGTCAAGCCCAGTGGTGTCACCAACGCCAAGCAACTGGCCGAAGCACCCAATGGTGCGTTTCTGCCTGGCAACCCTGATGACGTGTTCACCGTTCAAACCCAGAAGGGTGGTGACATGAACGTTGCCATGGCTGCTCTGGCTCGCGTTGAGGCGCGGTTGGCGCAGGCAATGATGCTGGCGGATGTGCGTGACTCTGAGCGCACAACAGCTGAGGAAGTCCGCCTACAGGCGCAGCAGATCGAGAACTCTCTGGGTTCGATCTACGCAATCCTCACGGTTGAGTTCCAGTCGCCGTACATCGCACGGAAACTCGAACTCTTCACCCGCAAGGGTGGGATGACCAAGCTGCCTGAAGGGCTGGTGAGGCCCATGGTCAGTGTTGGCCTTGCTGCTGTTGGTCGCGGTAATGACCTTGAGAAGACTGCACGGTTCATGCAGATCCTGCAGCAGACGCTGGGCCCAGAAGGCATCGCTCAGTACGTGGTGCCTGGCGAGCTGATCAAGCGATTGGCCAGCTCGATGGGCATCAGCCCGCTTGGTCTCGTCAAGACCGAGCAACAACTTGCTGCTGAAGCACAGCAACAGCAGCAGATGGCAATGGCTCAACAAGCAATGGCGGCCGGTATGGCCGACCCACAGAAGTTGGCCAATGCCGCTGCCACCTCTCAGGAGATGGCAAACCCACAACCACCTGAACCGACCGCATGAACGACCAAGCACCTGTGATCTCTACCCCAGAGGCAGCAGCTTCTGGGATGGTTGCCCCTGGGCAGGAGAGCATCCTCGAAGAGTTCATCCAAGAACAGGAAGCTGCTTCCCGTGCTGAGGAGCAGCAAAAGATCCTTGGCAAGTTCAATTCACCAGAGGACCTCGCCAAGGCTTATCAAGAACTGGAGAGAAAACTGGGGCAGGGATCAGCTCCTACCCCAGAGTCTCCCTCAGCAGAACCCAAACAGGCTCCCTCCGGTTATACCGCTGAACAGGCTGCTCAGGTATATGGGCAAGAAGCTGTTGATCTGCTATCTGAGCAGGGCGTTGATCTTGCTGATGTGATGTGGAAGGCCGATAACGGCCAAGACATCAGCAATCACTACGACACCCTTGCTGAGGTGTTCAAGGTGCCACGGCAGGTTGTCGAAAACTACGTGGGAAAGGCGCAGGTCCGACCCTCGGCAGACCCCTCACCTGGCTTGACCGATGCCGACGTGTCTGAGCTGAAGGCCTACGTCGGTGGTGATGAGCAGTTCAATGCTTTGAGCCAATGGGCTGCAGCCAACATGAACCAGCAGGAGTTGGCCAACTACAACGCTGCTGTTGATAGCGGCAACAAGGAAGCCATCCGCTGGGCGCTGACTGCTATGCAGGCACGTGCATCAGGCAAGGCAGAGGTCGCTGAACCCAAGTTGATCGGTGGTGGACAGCCGCCTGTCGTGGCCAAGTTCGAAAGCAAGCAGCAAGTGCTGGATGCCATGAACAAGACCAATGAGCGTGGTCAGCGCCTTTATGACGTGGATGATGCCTACCGTCAGAAGTTCATCTCGTTGCTATCCAACAGCGACGTGTTCTAACTTGCCGGTAGGGATACATCTCACCCCTGCAACGGACCGGCCCCTGCGGGGATAACCGGGAAAGGGAAGGCGGAAGTGAACCCTGCTCACTTTCTCTTTCAAGACAATGGCTGTCACTATCCCCTGGGACGCGGGTCTTTCGCGGACAGGTCAAATCAAGGGCGACGCGGCAACGTGGGGTCCTGGTGCTGCGGGCTTTGACAAAGACCGTGCACTGTTCCTCAAGCTCGGCGCTGCTGAAGTGCTCGATGCTTTCGAGCGCACCACTGTGTTCAAGGGCAAGACCCGTGAGCGCAACATCCGTGGTGGCAAGAGCGTTGCTTTCCCCATCACCGGCAAGATGGGTGCCCGCTATCACGAGCCTGGCAAGGCGATCCTGGGTGACGGCAACATGCCGTCTGACCTGAACGAACGGGTCATCAATCTCGATGGTTTGATGATTGCCGATGTGGCAATCGACAACCTCGATGAGCTGATGACCTACTTCGATGTTCGGTCGATCTATACGACTGAACTGGGTCGCGCTCTGGCATACGAGTACGACAAGCGCGTTGCTCGCATGATCTTTGCGGCAGCAGCTAATGCCACTGAGCCTCTGGCTAAGGACGGCACGGCTTCTCCCAAGGGTCCTGCTGATAACCGGGGTCGCATCGGTGCAACCATCACCCTGGGCGCTGACTACACCGGTGCTGGCGCTACCCGCCAAGCCAAAGGCGATGCCTTGGTTAATGCCATCTTCGACGCTCGCATTGCGATGGAGAAGAAGGATGTGCCGATGGAAGGCACCGTGGCTGTGTTCGGCCCTGATGACTACTACGCCATCACCCAGTCGAGCCGTGCGATCAACACCGACTTCAACGGTGGTGGTGGTTCCAACGGCACCATCGCTGAGGGTCGCACTCTGCGTGTGGCTGGCATCCCCATCATGATGTCCAACCACGTCACCCAGCCTGCTTACACCCTGGTGGCCGGCGATTACAACGCTGACTACGCCCAGGATCTGAGCAAGTGCCACGGTCTGATCTTCAACCGTGATGCTGTTGGTGTGCTGTCTCTGCTGAGCCCCTCTCTGCAGGCCACCTCTGGTGACTGGAACATCAGCCATCAGGCCACCCTGCTGGTTGCTCGTCAGGCACTGGGTATGGGCATCCTCCGCGCTGAGAGTGCGGTTCGGGTTGTCACTGCCTGATCCAGACTGGTTCTGGAATGTTCGATGGGGCTGGGAGCGATCCTGGCCCCTTTTCTTTTGCCCTCATACCATTGGTCTGCACAGGTGCAGTAGTGGTATGGGTCTTGCGAATCAGGGGATAACGCCTGGCAGGACAACCCTGCTGGAGGCCATCAACGTTCTGCTGGAGAACATCGGCGAGCAGCCGGTGGACGCCTTCGAGAAGGAACAGATCCAGGACGCACGGATCGCTGAGCACACGATCCTTGAGCTGCACCGCGAAGGACAGCTGCGGGCATGGAGCTGGAACAGTGAGGAGTTCTATCCGTTCGAGAAGGACCAGGCCACAAAGGAGATCGTGGTGCCGGCCAATGTGGTGCGGTTCACGGTGGATCCGTACTTCTATGACGGTCGGTTCATCCTTCGTGGGCAGAAGGTCTACGACAAGCTGAATCGCACCACCAAACTGCCTGATGACATCAAGGAGATCCACGCCAATGTGGTGTGGTTATTGACTTGGGACGAGTCACCAGAAGCATTTAACCGGTACACCACGATCCGTGCAGCACGGGTGTTTGCTGCTCGCGTGATGGGTTCTGACTCGATCGTGAAGTACACCGCTGCGGATGAGCAAGCAGCGCTGACTGAGTTGATGCGTGTGGAGCTGGATCAATCCCAGCCCAATGCACTGACAGGTGGTCGGGGCCTTGGTCCGATGCCTACCTACCAACCAGGCATGGGTCTGCTGCGTGGTGTCTACGGAGGTGTGGTCATTGGCTGAGCTGTATAGCTACACGATCCCCAATCTGATTCAAGGCATCAGCCAGCAACCGGATGCACAACGCGATCCGAGTCAGGCTGAGATCCAGATCAATGGGATGTCCTCCATCGCGGAGGGATTGAGGAAGCGGGACAGCACGCACACGCTGGCCAAGGTGAGCAGTGCACCGTTTGGTGATGCGTTCATCCATACGATCCTGCGTGATAACACCGAGGAGTATCTGGCGGTCATCACCAAGACCTCGATCCGGGTGTTTGATCTGCAGGGTAATGAGAAGACCGTTAATGCCCCTGGTGGGTATGGCTATCTGTCTTCAGTGACGGATGCCAGGCAGCAGATCCGTGCTGTGACGGTGGCTGATTACACCTTCATCTTGAACACCAACAAGGTGACAGCGATGGACCCGGCATTGTCGCCGGAGACAGCACGGCCATCAGCGCATGAGTGTTTGATCTGGGTGAAAGCGGCCAACTATGGCCAGACCTATAAGGTCAACGTCAACGGAACTGAAGCCACGGTGACCACGGCTGTGGCGCCAGTGGTCAGTAACGGCACCACAGTTACTGAGAACCGGATCAGCTCAGCTGAGATTGCAGAGCAGATCAAGACAGCACTTGGCACCTTGACTGGGGTGACGATCACCCGTGAGGGTTCCGTGCTTTGGGTGCAGTCTGCCAACCCGATCACGGTGTCAGCGACTGATGCCAGGGCCAATGCTGACATCACGGCAATTCTGGGCAAGGCGCAGGCTTTCACTGATCTACCAACGATTGGTCCAAAGGGTTATGCGGTTGAGATCTCCGGTGATCCGGGGAACAACTTCGATAACTACTACGTGGAGTTCCGTCCCAATAGCGGGACGTTTGGTGAGGGTGTCTGGGCTGAGATCGTCAGTCCTGGTGTCGAGTACAAGATCGACAAGAGCACCATGCCGCACATCCTGGTGCGGTTACCGAATGGGGAGTTCTACTTCGGCCCAGCAGATGGCAGCACCCAAGGCGGTGTTGACATGCCTGCTTGGGGTCATCGAGTTACTGGTGACTACGAGACCGCGCCTGACCCGAGCTTCATTGGTTTTGCCATCAACGATGTAGCGATTTACAAGAACCGGCTGGTCTTCCTTGCTGACGAGAACGTCATCCTCAGTCGGACCAGGGAGTTCTTTGAGTTCTTCCCTGCAACGGTCACGACAGTTCTGGATACTGATCCTATTGATGTTGTGGCTAGCAATAACCGGGTATCCGTTCTCCGGTATGCAGTGCCGTATCAGGATGAGTTGATCCTGTTCAGCTCGCAGTATCAGTTCCGCTTCAACGCAGCGGAGACGGTGCTGACACCAGCGACAGCGCAGATCACGGTGCTGACGCAGTTCGAGATTGATACCAACGTCAGGCCACAACAGGCTGGCGGCGGGATCATCTTCTGTCAGGAGAACGGGCAGTGGAGTCAGTTCCGTGAGTTCAGTGTCCGTGGTGCGGGAACTGCGCTGACTGCTGATGCACAGGATCTGACGGGGTATGTCTCGGCTTACATCCCTGACGAGGTGTTCAAGGTCACGGTGAATGACACAGGCAACAGCCTGTATGTCATCAGCGGGAAGGACGGATACAAGGATCGGATCTATGTGTACAAGTGGTTCTTCCGTAATACCGGTGGTGGTGCGGAGAGGGCGCAGTCCAGCTGGAGCCACTGGCAGTTCAACGGCGCCGATGAGGTGCTGCAGATTGTTTGCATCCGTGAGGCGCTGTACTGCTTAATGCGGTACGGCAATGACATCTTCCTTGAGGTCATCCCTGTGATGGACCGGATGGGTGAGGTGCTGGGCACGCCCTATCCGTTGCTGTTGGATCGGAGGGTGAGCACGACTGCTGCGACCTCTGCTGCGATGCGTGTTGCCAGGGGCACGTATGACCCGGTTACCAGGAAGACCACCTGGACGTTGCCGTATGAGGTGAAGGCCAAGACCCAGGCATGGAGTAGCTACACGGCTGGGCCGGCCACGTACAACGGCGGTGTGTTGCTGGGTGAGGCCAGCACTGGCAACACCATCACGGCCAGGGGTGACTGGAGCCAAGCGGATGTGTTCTTTGGTGAGCTGTATGAGTTCCGTTATCGCTTCACTCGTTTCCGTTTGATGCGTGAGATCGGTGGCGGCAAGGCAGCGGTGAACATGATGCGCACCCAGGTCAGGCAGGCCAAGCTCCGATACCACGAGTCAGGGTTCTTCCAGGTGAAGGTGATGCCTGAGCATCGGGTGCCTGGGCTCTACACGTTTGATGGAACGGTGAGTGCTGTTCGCAATGCCCGGATTGGGCAGGTGGGTGGCACGTATCAGCCGGATACCGCGAGGTACTTCGAGGGTGTGTTCAACATCCCGATCCTGAGTCGCGGTAGTCAATGCCTGGTGGAGATCCTCAATGACTCCCCACACCCCTGCAAGTTCAGCACCTGTGAATGGATGGCCTTACTGACTGGTCGTGCGAGGTCCCTGCAATGAGGTGGGCGGATCCACAGGAGGGCCTCGTCTACTACGTGGCTGCGAACATCAGACGAGAGGACGAGCGTGAGGTGTGGTTAAGTCACCACATCCCAGGCCCTGAGGCGGTTGTCGAGAGCTGGCAGCAGAGCGATCTCTGCCGTTGCATCGTCACCAATGACGGTGAGCCAGTGGGTGTGACGGGTGTTGTTGGTGATCGGATCTGGTTGCTTGGCACTGAAGAGCTGACAGCAACACGGTCAAGAAGATTGCAGCTGTGCAGAGAAGGGCGAGGATGGGTTGAGCATTGTTTGAAACGAGTGGGCGGTCCCATAGGGAACGACGTGTATTACTCCAACCAAGCGTCGATCCGCTGGTTGAAGCACTTGGGGTTCACGGTTGAGCAGCCGAGGCCGTTTGGTTCAAGCGGTGCCTTGTTCTGCAATTTCTGGAGGGCAGCCTGATGGTCGTTATTGATCCGATCTCACTGGCCTTTGGTGCGGTATCCACAGGGTTGAACCTGATGGGTGCCAGCGCCAGCAACAAGGCTGCTCAACAGGACTACCTGAACCAGACGGCGTTCCAGAAAGCGAACAGTCAATTCGCGTCTTGGCAGGCTGGGTTCAACGCCAAGATCAACGACGCCAACAACCAATACAAGTATTGGCAGGAGACTGTTAATTACAACCAGAACCTGGCGTACACGAAGGCGCTCAGGAACGTTGAACTGCTGAAGGGCATCCGGCAGGCAGAGGTGGTGCGTGACACCCGCGCCGCTGCTGGTGCCAGCTATGTGCAGGACAGCGAGGCGATTACTGCTGCCTATGGCGAGGCCTCAATGCAGGAGGCAGTAGCGATGCAGCAGTACCAGTGGCGATCACTGCAGGCGCGGTCATCGGTGCAGGCAATGAACATGGAGGGCAACAGCGTTGATCGTTTGGTCAATGACTACGCCCGGCAAGAGGGTGACTACGCGACGCTGCAGGAGATCAACAAGGGAATCAGGAGTCGGCAGTTCAGTCGAACGCAATCAGCGCGAGTGGCGCAGTACCTGAGTCAATACAACAGTCAGCAGTTCTACGAAGAGCAGCCGTACATGGAACCGCTGCCACCGTTTGCACCGCTGCCGACGTTGATCACACCGCCTGGTCCAACGATGACAGGTGCTGGGCCGAGCAGTGCTGCTGCTGGATTGAACATCGCCACTGGATTGCTTGGTGGTGTTCAGTCGGTGTTCTCCATGCAGAACACGTTGAACAGCCTGAAGACACCGAGCAGTTCTTCAGGTGCTGGCACACCGAAGGGGAGTTAATCAATGGCACAACGTCTTCCATTTGGTGAGGTCAGCCCTGGCGCTAAGCCGCTGGGTGCTTTCGTTTCACCGGCTCAGATCCAAACTGCAGGTGCTGCACGCCCTGCACTGCTTGATTCCCCGAGTGGGGTTGTCCAACTGCAGCAAGGCAGTGGTGGCAGTGTTCAGGGGTATAACCAGTTTCAACAGGTAGCGACAGCGCTGGCACCGTTCAGCAAGACGCTGTTGAGCCTGACTGAGACGGGGATTGTTTCGTATGTCAGTGGTCAGATTGAGTCTGGTTACTACGACGAGCTGAAGAACCAGTCAGCCAAGGCGGCGCTGGGTATGCAGCTGCAGCAAGAGCAGGGTGCGATCAATGCCGCGACCACGGTTAGCCAGCTGCAGAAGAGGGATCCAGTTGCTGCGCAGTTACTGCAGGACAGCAACCCTTGGAAGCTGATTGGTCGCCGTCGTGCTGCAGCGCAGCTGGCGGGGCAGAGCATCGACAACGCGCTGTCTTCTGACCTCATCAATAACCAAGGTCAGCTGGCCGCCATGCAGCCGGGCAGCCCTGCCTTGATGCAGCGCAAGGCTCAGATCACCCAGGAGGTGATGAGCAAGTACGGGCTGACGGGCGATGAGCTTGAAGCTCAGTTCTATACGGTGCCCAAGCTCAACCAAGCGTGGGACAAGTACAGCGAGAAACAGCAAACGCTGTATGCGCAGACGGTTAAGCAGAACACCATCGACATGGGCGTTGCGTCCATGGGTGCGTTGCTGCAGGGCTATGCACAGAACGGCATCCCGTTTAACGGTGAGATCATCCGACTAGGTGATCCACGGTTTGCGCAGTTGGGTGGCCTGCTGATGACGGCAGAGCTTGATCGCACGCTGTCGATGGTTGGTGGCACCGATCGATCAGAAGCAGTGAAGGCACTGCAGACGCAGCTGTATGGCACGTATGGCCAGGTGCCTGGGCTGCGTGATGTGCTGACCTTTGTGCAGGGCGGCAATCCTGGTGACAAGAGCCGTCCGACATGGGGTGCCAGCAATCCGCTGGGTGCTGTTGAGCTGACCAACCGTGGTAATGACGCACGGCTGAAGGCGTATGAGAACGAGCAGCAGGGGATTGAGAACGAGCTAGATGGGTTGTGGAACCAGGCTGGGATGCCTGGCTCAATGCTTCCCACTGATCCGGCGTATGCCGGTGCATTGCTGGAGTTCCGCAACCAGGCAGCAGCCAAGGGCTATCGAGATCTCGATGGCTACATGGGCGGGAAGATGAAGGATCGCAGCACGTTTGCTGCTGAGGCCTATGCCGCTGATCCAATTCAGGAGGACATCCTGCGTGATCAGATCAATGACCTGACGATCACTGAGCTGCGCAGTCCTGGTGCTGTGCAGGCCTTGCGTGAACAGGTCAGGAGCATTGCTGCTGGTCAGCCCACTCGGCAGCTGCAGGAGGCAAAGCTCAAGGAGTTACGTGGTCTGCTGGATGAGAAGGTCAAGCAGGCGGAGGCCTTCACTCCTGGCATCCAGAAGGGGATTGATAGCGCTGTTCAGCAGGACCTGAAGGCTGGCCCTGTCGCCAAGTTGCTGGCGAAGAAGGGAGAGCAGAGCGCTTTCCTTGCTGCAATCCAGGGTGGGCAGAGTGCTGCTGGTGCTGCTGGTGCTGCTGATGCCAGGGCTGGTGCTTTCGCTAGCAGGGTGGAGGACCTGTACGTCCGTGCGTTCGAGACCAAGCTGGGCGAGTGGCAGGCCAAGAACCCTGGCCAACCACTGACACCTGCTACCAAGAACGTCCTGCTGAATCAGGCCGTCACCGAGGTACGCAAGGGGCAGGAATACAAGGATGCCTATAAGCAAGCCACGGGGTTGAACCCTGGTGAGGTGGGTGCCAAGAAGGTTGGTGCTGCGGAGGTTGGCACTGAGCCCAGCGAGAAGGTGCGCGGTGTTCCGAAGTCTGCTGCTGGTCAGCTGTCAGATACAGCAGCACAACGCTTCCGTGTACAGCCCGTGATGGAGGGGCAGTGGTTACGCGAGGAGTTGGTGAATGTGGGTAAGGGCAAGCCGGTGAGTGCTGAGCTGTATCGCTTGGCCAATCGCGCCAAGACCAGCACCAACAAGTTCCTGCTTGAGCAGCTGCGTTTCTACCCACAGCTGGATCCACGAGGTGGGATCAGGCAATACCTGCAGAAGGAGGTGGAGAAGCAGCGGCAAGGTCAGCAGGTATCGAGTGCCAATTACCAGGCTGTGATCGGTCAGGCGCCGTTCAACCCAATGGCACCTGGCAGCTGGCTGATGAACATGCTCACGCCACCAGCTGCAGCAGCAACATTGCCTCCCAGCTATCAGCGCTTTGCTGATGAGAAGCCTGGCCGTGTTTCCACGATTGCTGGTGACAAGGGTGGGTTGGCTGCCACTGTCTCTGCTGGCGAGGGTGGATGGAACAGCGTCAACTACGGCACCACTGGTTCTGCCAGCCAGATGCGGTTGACCAGCATGACCATCAAGCAGGTGGAGGCGCTGCAATCCAAGGGCAAGGTGTTCGCCGTTGGTGCTTATCAGTTCACCCCTGGTGTGCTGGCAAGGGCACGTCGTGACGCCGGGCTGACAGGCAATGAGGTGATGACACCTGATGTGCAGACCAAGTTGTTCTGGGGTCTGGCATTGGGTGGCAAGCGTGAGCGGCTTGCTGCCTATCTACGCGGCGAGAGCAACGACCTGACCGGTGCACACCAGGACTTGTCCATGGAGTGGGCTGGGGTCGCTGGCCCTAATGGCCGTGGCTACTACGACGGCGACAAGGCCGGGAACCGTGCATCTGTTGGTGCTGCTCGCGTGAGACAAGCACTGATCGCTGCTCGCAAACAACTATCAGGACGCTGACCCATGCCGAAGTTCGATCTCCCACCTGAAGTCGATAGCTACGAACCCACGTGGTCACCGCCTAAGACGCCACCAAAGATGGGTGCGGGTGAGGCACGGGCTGCTGGTAACCAGCGCATTGAGAACGCTGCTGGTTCTGTGCCTGTTGTTGGCCCTGTCCTGAAGGGTCTGACGCAGTTCGCCAATGTCCTGGCCAGCCCTGACACCAAGATGGGCATCTTCACTGGCCCGGTGAATGGCATCAGCAAGCTGGGTAATGCTGTTGGTGATCTGGTCCAGGGCAAGCCGATTGATGTATCGGATGCTTGGACGATCAGCGATCAAAACGCACGTCGCCTGAACCCCTGGCGTGCTGGGGTGGGGCAGTACGTGGGGCCATCAGACCAGGCAGGTCTGGAGGTTGGCGAGGGGATAGGTGCTGAGCTGGTGGGTATCGGAATCCTTGGCCGACTGCAGAACATCCGCCGACTGCAACAAGCAGCGCAAGCGTTGAAGAAGACGCAGGCCGTCAAGAGTGCAGCTGTTGCAGCGAAGGTGAACCCAACACTGCGTGCTGGTCTGAACGCTGGGAAGAACGTTGGCGAGGCACTGGTCAGCACCACGCTTGCTGTTCCGTTCCTCGATGCACAGGACGGCAACCTGGCGAACCTGGGTGACGCCTTTGGCCTGAAGCTGCCGGGTCGTGTTGAGCCTGGCGATAACTACCTGCAGGCCCTGGGCAAGTCGCTTGGTGTTGAGGGTCTAGCTGCACCGCTTGCATTGATTGGTGCTGGTGCATTGATCAAACCCATCCGTGAAGGGATGGCCACCGGTGGGTTGGGTTGGTTAGACGAGCTGGCTGATGCAGAGCTGGCGCCGTACATGCCGCAGGCACCTGCTGGTCCTGCACTGCCACCGGCTGCAGCTGCTGATCTGGTGGATAACGGCAGCAAGTCACTGCCTGCCTTTGGTCAGACGGGCTTTGACTACGGCCGGCTGGAAGCACCAGCTGCGCAGTACGACTCAGCAATCAGCCGTTCACTGCAAGAGCAGACGCAGATCAAGCAGGTCGAGCAGCAACGCCAACGCCTGGAAGGCATGGGTCTGGTGCAGCGTGGTGAAGGTGGCCAGCTGGAGTTCAGCCTTGATGCTGGTGTTGACCCTGAGATCAGGCTGCAGGTCAGACAGCTGCAGACGCAGCGTGGTCAGCTGATCAAACAAGCCACCGAGAGCGGACAGGACGTTGGTCAGGAGCTGGCGAACATCGACCAGCAGATCGGTGATCTGATCCAAAGCGGCAGGGCACAGGATGCGATGGATGCACGGCCACCGGTGCAGCCGGAGCTGGACATGCCTGATGGCCGGCCGGAGTTAGACACCTACCTGGCCAACCTGGATGAGCTGAGTGATGCAGAGCTGCGTCAGATCCATAGCCGTGTCTGGCGTGAGGATGCTGATGCACGGATGGTGCAGGAACAGGAAGCTGTTCAGCAGCAGGTTGCAGCAGCACAGCAGCAGATCGAGCAGATCAATGCACGCCGTGATGCTGGTGAGATCACAGATACCGGTGCCAAGCGTCTGCTGACCAAAGCAGAGAAGGCACTGACTGATGCAGAGCTAGCGCTGCGTGGCATTGAATCCCGTGCACGGGTGCCTGAATCACTGGTTGGTGATCAGCTGCAGCTGCGCATTGAACAGCAGGGTCAGCTTGATCTGCTGCCTGCGGTGAAGCTGCCACCGTTCAAGGAGATCACCAGCACTGCGAGCGAGTTCGGCTACCGGACAGCGGATGACTACCGCAACGCACTGACGGGGTGGACACGTGATCAGCTGCGTCGCTTGGCCATGCCTGAATCGAGCCCTGAGGTGGCAGCACTGGTGAAGGCACGCACTGGCCGGCGGGTATGGCAAGCCAAGAAGCAGGACATCATTGATGCACTGGTTGAGATCAGCGAGCAGCGCGGTCGCTACCTGCCACCAGAGCCAGAGCAGTTGGCGATGCAGCTGAAGGCCAATGACTTCGGTGACTCAGCACCACTGTTTGACCGACCGGCGGAACTGGATGTGCCTGGCATGGGCAAGGTGCTTGATGCCGATGGCAATGAGGTGGTGGTTCCTCTTGAGGACTATGCCCCTCGTGGCATGGATGCCAACACCCGTGAGCGTCTGAAGGCTCAGATCCTGCAGAAGGCCATCGCTAACGGTGAGGTACAGGCACCCTTCAGCCCACTGCCCAACCGTCCTGTCACCAAGTTTGAGCAGAGTTCATTCATTGGTGAGCTGCTGGCTGATGAAAGTGGTCAGCTGCCGTTGGCGTATGCCACCGATGCCATGCCCACCTACAAGGCTGGCGGCAAGAACGTTGACTCCCTGGTGGAGGAGATGCGTCTGCGGTTTGAGTACCAGGTGCTGGATGCTGAAGCGCAGCGTGCTCAGCGTCAGGCCTACATGGCGGCGCATGGGTGGGACAAGCTGACGTGGGAAGAGCGGAAGCAGTTGGGTGTATTGGGTGAGGGGTTCTATTCCCTGGCTCCTTACAGCGAGCGCTTCCGTGACCCAACACCTGCTGCGCGTTCTGATCTGACGCCGGCGCAGCTGGACAAGATGGCTGCCGGTGCCAAGGCAACACAGGAAGCGAAGGCTGCAACACCTCCTCGTGAGCCAGCGGTGTATGCGCTGAAGTTCGACAACGGCAATCCCGTGGTGGTGAACGAAGCAGCTATTCCAAAGCCCAGCAGGGAGCAGGCCGCGGCAGCCAAGAAGGCCAAGCGTGCTGAGTACAACGCTGAGCGTGAACGTGCAAAGCGTTCCAACACCGTCTTGGATAAGGAGACGGCCGATCTCCTCAAACAACGGGATCAGATCCTTCGCCAACAACAAGGAGCTAAGTGCTAATGGCTAGCTGCAACGACCTCAACCAACAGCTCAAAGAGATTGATGATCGCCTTGCAGCTATCGAGTCCGCCAAGCGCGGGCTTGAAGCACGGGTTGATTTGGCTGATGAGACCGCCAGTAGCAAGCCAAAGATCTTGCGCACCTGGGATGGCAAGAAGGTCGGTGTTGATTCACAGGAGTGGATCAAACAGGTCGAGCTTGATGCTGTGCGCATGGGTGATGAACAGGTCAGGCAGCTGGTCCGTTCATCGTTTGATCAGAAGAGCAAGCCTGCTGGTCGCACTGGCCGGATGCTCAATTACTCCCAGCTGGAGCCAGATAAGGACAACCTTGCCACCTTGCTTGAGGTGATGGGTGAGACCCGTGTTGCTACCAAGAAGGGTCAAGAGCTGAAGCAGGTGTGGACTGCTGAGGTGGCCAGCAAGGAACTGCAGATCCTCGCTGCACGCTCAGGTGGTGACCCAGCTGAGATTGCAAAGCAACTGGGCAACAGGACCAGAGGACTGAAGAAGCTACCGGCCACGGTGTACATGGTGGCCAAGGCCAAGTGGGATAGCGCCAGTCAGTACGCCGACGCCTTGGATGAGATGGCTGATGCCATCGAGCAGGGCATTGCATCTGATGCACTGAAAGCCCAGGCCGCAAACGTGGCGCAATGGGCGTATGTGTTTGAGCAGCTGGATGCCTTTGTTGGACGGAAGGTTGGCCAGGCACTGGTGACCCGTCAGTTCAAACAGGACTTTGACCTCTCCTTGGTGGACATCGGTAAGGACGCTGAGTTCCTCACGTTGGAGAAGGTGAAGGGCAACTCACTGGTTGCCGACATGCTGAAGCTGACAGCTGAGGGCAATGCCTCTGAGCTGCGTAAGCGTGCAGCAGCGAAGCGCCTCAACCAAACCGTTGGAGGTGGTGTGAATGAAGGCGGCTTCATGGCTGACCTCAGGCTGCTCAACACCTTCCGTCGCGCCAACCTGCTGTCCTCTGTAGCCAGCTGGGCTGTTCGCAACCCACTGTCTGGTGCGCTGGTGCAAGCCACCTACATGGCTGAAGACACCGTGTCTGGTGTGATCAGGACCATGAACAAGAACGCCCTCAAGCCAGGGATGTTCGATGGCCTGCAGGCTTCTGCTCATGCCTGGCGACAGTTCAACTCAGCATGGGGCATGGCATGGGGCAATGCTTCTGAGTCCTTCCGTACTGGGAAGGGAACGATGGGGGATGAGAACCTCAAGTTCGTTGATCAGAAGAACCTGTTCGAGGATCCCAAGTCCCTGATCAACAACACATTCGAGAAGTTCAAGACTGATCCCGCTTCTCTGGCCAATCCGATCAACATGTTCAACGCCATGAACGCTGCTGTCTGGCAGGTGTTCGGGCAGGTGGGCGAGAGGTTCGGTACGGATGCTGGCTATGGCCTGCCCTTCCGTCTGTTGAACATGGGTGATGAGTTCATCAGGACTCAGGCCTATGTGTGGAAGACCAACCATGAGGCGTTCCTCCGTGCGTCAGAGGAGGGACGTGCTGCTGGCAAGTCCATCGAATGGATCCAGGACAGGGCTGATGAACTGGCCGAGGGCCTGATCTTCGATGGCATCTACACCGACGACATGCTTGCGGCGTATCGCAGGAAGCGGAACGCGGAGTACGGAATCCCTGTTGGTGATGAGCTATCGGATGATGAGCTGCGGGCAATGTTGTACGACCAGTACAAGAACGCCCCGAACAAGAACAGTGAGCTAGGTGCCATTGGTTATGAGCGTGGTGAGAACGTCACGTTCACGAGGCCCTTCGATAACCAGGTCATGGCTGGTCTGAACATGACCCGTCAGAACCCAGTTGTGGGTTGGTTGGTGCCGTTCTTCAAGGTGCCAATGAATGGCATCGGCTGGGTGTTGAACCGTGAGGCATTGATCCAGATGCCACGTCAGCTGCTGATGGAAGGACGGCAGGCCTTTGCCAAGAACAAGCCATTCACCATGGAGGAGATGGCTGATGCCCGTGCTCGCACGCTGGTGTCGATGGCGATTGCTGGCATCACCCATGCACTGTGGGAGTCAGGTGTCTTCACTGATGGTGGCAGCAACGACCCACGGCAGCGTGATCGTGAGCGTCGGGTGGCACCGTCCTATAGCTTCAGCTTGGCTGGCACGATGCTTGGTGCTGCCAAGTTCCGTGGCAGTGGCATTGATGTCATTGACCTGATGGGTCTGCACGCTGATGTGCTGCGTGCCTGGCATGACGGGTTGATCGGCAACAACGATGCCGGCATGGCCATTGGCAAGATCATGCTGGCCCACGGTGAACTGCTGAAGAACAAGGCAGCACTGAAGAACATCAGTGATGTAATGAACTGGGCGCAGGACCCATCGCGTTACGACCTAGGTCGGCTGGTTGGTTCACAGATGGGTGGCTTGATGCCAGTCAGTGGATTCCTCAGCAACCTGACCCGTTCGGTGTCTGACCCTGAGGAAATGCAGGCACCACGTCGGGCGATGACGCCTGATGAGATGGCAGCACTGAAGAAGGATCCGTTGTGGAACCTGATCTCTGCACCGTTTGAACTGTTGGGTCAGGCCTTCGCTTCAGCCCATGCCAACTACCCAGGTATCGGGATGGCAGTGCCACGCGAGAAGGACTGGTTGGGCAACACCATCCAGCGACCGCTTGGCCTGCCGTTGGACATGACCATCCCCTTCATGCCTGTGATCAAGCCTGATGACTGGCTCTACAAGGAGCTGGCCAAGCATGGCTTCGGTGACAAGCCCAGACCCGATGGCAAGGTGTCGATGGGTGGCGTGCAACTGCAGATGACCACCGAGGAGGAGGGCTACTACCGCGATCAGATGCGCACCATTCGAGGGGTGGAACCACCAGCATCCTCTGGCCGGTTGCTGGACATCACGCAGTACGTGGAAGGCAATGACATGCAGGGTGCATTGCGTGCGCTGTTCCGTGACCCGGACTACCAGGCACTGCTGAATAACCCTGGTGGATCAGTCAGCCCCAGTTTGAAGGTGCAGCCTGGTAAGTCGCTGAACGATCGGAAGCAGTCCGCTGGCGGGGACATCTACGCCCCGATCGACGACATCATCAACTACTACGACGACCAAGCGATCAAGGCTTTACTGCTGAACAACAGCATGGGATTCGCTGAGCGGTTCAAGCAGGTGGTTCAACAGAAACAGGGCAGCCTTGAGCAGTACGTGGAAACGATGTCCCCATTGGGAGTGGGCCGCCTGTAGCAAGACCGATAACGTAAGGGGTGCACAGGTGCAAGCCATTACATGGCCATACCAACCCCTTACTCATACCGGCAATACACAGGGGACGGGGTTGCGAAGAACTTCTCCGTTCCCTTCCCATATCTGCAACGGGTTCACGTTCACGTCTACCTGGACGGGAAGGAGCTGAAGGATGGGACTGACTACAACTGGACCAGCGGTACGCAGATTCAGCTGACCGTTGCACCCCAGGCCCCGGTAGCAGGGACCACACCCAAGCCAGCTGAGGTGTTGACCGTCAGGCGCATCACGCCAGAAGACGATCAGATCGTTCAGTGGAGGGATGGCAGCTACATCATTGCGGATGATCTGAATGAATCAGACAAGCAGTGGCTGTATCTGATTCAGGAACACCACGACAATCTGGTGTTGCTGCTCAATGGGCAGTGGACGGTGCCAGGTGGTGGCAGCCCTGCGACCAGCCTGGCGTTCTGGAACAAGCTGCCCCGTAACAAGGATCCAAACAAGGGCACAGCAACAGAGATTGCCCAGACCATCGACAAGCTGGACCAGCTGCTGGGTGACTGGCCGAAGGATGGCAAGGACAAGTTCATCGCCACCACCGATGCGATCAGTGCTCGGCTTGATCCGTATGTGCAGGACGGCACCCCTACTGCTTACGGCCTGCCGCAGAAGGAACAGAGCGGTAAGCAGTGGTTCGATACCGATGATCTGGTCCAACGGTTCTGGGATGCAGACGCTGGCGCTTGGGTAACGCTGGCGAATACCGGACCACAGGGACCTGCTGGTGGCCCTGGCCCTGCGGGGCCTGCTGGTCCTGCCGGTCCGATTGGTCCACAAGGGCCGATTGGTCCACCGGGTAGTGGTGCAGACCTTGTGTTTGCGTCCAACGCCCCGATCACGGTGACGACTGTGGGCACTGCTCCGCGCACTGTGACCTATGGCTTTGACATGACTCCTCTCGCCACTCTTCCCTAAGAACCATGCCTGTACAGAACACTGACCTGATGGTCATTCAGCAGGGCACCACGGCCTACAAGGTCAGTGCTCAAACGCTGAAAGCCTTTTTCCAGAACGGCGTCACCCTCAACCCCGCCACTGCGGCTGTGTTGGGTGGCATCAAGGTTGGCACCAACCTGACGGTGACAGCTGATGGCACGTTGTCAGCCAATGTCACCGGTGCTCTCACCTACAAGGGCACTGCCAACCTGACGGCTGCACCGGGCACTGGTGTCACCACTGGCCTGGCTGTTGGTCACCTGTATGTGAGCACCACCGCTGGTGCGATTGATGCTGGCTGGACTGGCATTGGTGGCCGGACAGCAGCTGTTGGTGAGATGGTCCTGTGGGATGGGACCAAGTGGGACATCGTTGGCGCTGGTGCCAGCACTGGTGTCACCACTGTCACCGGCACTGCACCGGTCACGATTGGTGGTACGGCAACAGCGCCGGATGTGCGGGTTGCTGATGCTGTGGCATCCACCGCTGGTGCTGGTGGTTCGGCCGGTCTGATCACGGCAGTGCAGCTGGAGAAACTGAACGGCATTGCCTCGGGTGCGCAGCCTGGCACCGTCACCAACGTCTCCGGTACTGCGCCAATCCAGGTGGCGACCGGCACCAGCACTCCGGTGATCAGCGTGCAGGACGCCAGCACCACGGTGAAGGGTGTGGTGCAACTGGCTGATGCAGCTGCAGTCACAGCTGGTACTGCTGGTCTGGTGGTTACTGCTGACCAGCTGAAGCTCACCAACGATGCGATTGCTACTGCTGCTGGTGGTGGCATCACTGGCATCAGTGGTACGGCACCGATCACGATCACGGGTCCCAACACCGCAAAGGTAGTTGCTGTTGCTGATGCACTGACCACAGCCAAGGGTGTGGTGCAGCTGGCCACCAACACAGAGACCGCTTACGACGTTGCTGCACCGCTGGCAACCAAGGCGGTGACGCCTTCTGGGTTGCAGGCGAACTACATGCCGAAGGACATCTCCAAACTCACCCTGCTGCCCTGATCATGAGCAAGCTACAGAACACTGATGTCTTCGCTGTCACGCGAGGGACGAACACATACAAGGTGAGCTTTGGCGACATCGTTGCCGGGTCTCAGGCTGGCAGCAGCACTGCCCCCGCTGCGCCCACCGCCGGGCAGGTGTGGGTGGATAGCAGCACCAGCCCGAGCACCATCAAGGTGTGGAACGGCACTACCTGGGTGTCGCAGGTTGGCACCACGGTGACCAGCGCCATGGCACCGACCACCCCGGCGACGGGTCAGATCTGGATTGATACCAGCGCAACCCCCAGTGTCACCAAGATCTGGGATGGCACGGCATGGGTGACAGCTACACCTGATGGATCGGCGGCTGCGGCGATTGCCAACGATGCGAAGTATGCGACGAAGGCAGAGCTACAGGCTGAAGATCTGTGGGACAGGGTTGGCAATGAACTCCGTCCCAAAAACGCTGGTGATCTTGTTGCCCGCACTGTACTGCCTGCTGCATCAACTTCTGCCCAGGGTGCTGTGCAGATGGCTGACGCCGCTGCGGTTGCAGCTAGCACTGCAGGGCGTGCTGTTGATGCTGCTCAACTGCGGTCAGTCTTGCTTTACAACAGACGCCCCGCATTGCATCGAGGTTCACTGTTCAGCAAGACAGGAGCCAATGCCATCAGCATTGCAGCAGGTGCGGTGTTAAACGGTCGGCTTTATTCGACAGCTACGGCAGTGACGATGCCTGGCACGCACACAAACAATGCTGACTATGCAATTTGGCAGCACCCCACAACAGGCGCACTTGCCGCTGATGCGAGTTTTGTCACACCTCCCGCCGTGGCGGCTGGCGGCAGCATTGTCGGCGGGTATCACTACATCCCTGCTGGCAGGCCAACTGGCTTCAACGGCGGCGCGCCAACAGCTGCAGCGGAGATTCTTGAGTTCAGCATTTGGGATTTGACATGGCGGCCGAGCTGCCCAGATCCACGCGCAATGGCGTGTATCGAAGGTGGATTTTGGATTGACCTGTATCTGCTTGGTGCGACCAGCTATGCCAGTAACAGTTTCAGCGCAGTTCCCAGCAGCCGCATTGGCTTGACGATTGCTGATGGCTCCAGCCCGCCATTGATCCCAGCGCAATATGGCGGCAATGGGACGACGGCCTATGCCGATGGCAAGTGGTATGTCTTTAGTGAAGTGGCGCGGAGTTTTGGCAAGCGGTTGCCGACTTACGACGAGTTCAGTGCAGCGGCCTATGGCGCGCCAGAGCAAACCAGCCGTGGCACCGATCCAGGAACTGTTCAATGGGAGCGCATCAGCAAGTTTGGTTTGGCACAGGCCACGGGGACGCTGTGGGTATGGGGCCAAGAAACTTGCACCACGACGCAACCATCAGCGTGGACAACAGGCACAGAGACAGCTGGTCGTGGTCAGGTGTATGGATCTGAAACCCGCGCCGTCG